TATTCTCCAAACCGGTAGTCTCAGCCCGAGTTTTAAGGGCTTGCGACTTGGTAAGTTCAATATTAGCCTCGGCCTGAAGAGCTGAGAGGGTCTGCTGAGTGGCATTACCAAAAGCACCCACAAGGGGGCTGGTCGGAATACCACCCGGCTGCGTGAAGGACTGCGCAGAAGGCGTCGAACCACCATAGGAGCCAGGATCAACAGAGGACGTCTGAATACCTCCGACATCAGCGTAGGGAGTAAGCCCGGCCGCAACACGCGCTCGACGCTGAGCGGCCGGGGAATTGTATTTATCCCAATACAAATTATTCTGCTGAGCTTCCAGCTGAGCCATATAGTCCGCATACTCCTTCTGATAACGCTGCTGTTCTTTGAGAGCCCATCGATTGTATTTCTCGGCACGAGCATTCATCTTAGAAGCAGCAATACTCGAACCACCAGCAGCCGCAAGGCTACTAGCGCCGGCAATAAGCGCAGAAGTAACAAGGGCAGACATAGCTACTTGTCATTTTGTTTACCCAACTCCTCCTTGTGACGCTCAGCAGAAGTCTCGCCGACGCACTCGGCAATACGCTCGATACGCTCGAACTTATCAAGCGAGAAATCCGAGCTGGGGTCTGTCGAAAGAATCGAAGCATCCTTACCAGAAGGCTGAATCTCATCGTAAGCAGAATCACCACGAACAGCCTGCGTATCACAAGAAAGATAGCCCAAGACATAATACTCCTCGAGAATCTCATTCATATTCTTGGCACCGACAATAAACTCATCGGGCCGGGAGGCACAGTTGCGAGCACGATAGGAGGCGTACTGACCAGCACAAGAACGAACGCCAACGCGCTGCGAAAGGTTGGAATAAAGACAACCTACATGCGGATTATAATTCAGTTTTGTTTTCATGACGAAAAGGTTTAGAGAGTTGTTGCAACATTGACCTTCGACTTCTCGCGGAACACCACGATATCAGCAACATTATCAAGAACGAAATTCTCGGCAGTGGGCCGCTGGTCGTAGAAAACGTAGTTGAAATCACCACACAGAATATAAGGACACGAAGAGGGCGAAACATAAATCCGCTTGAAGAAAGCCGTAAGGCGCTGAAGAGAAAGTTCGTCGATACCGGTTCCAGCGGCCGCAATGAAATCGCTATAAGCCTTAGAATCCATAACGGAGGCAAGATTGCGACCATAATCACGAGAAAGAACCCAGTAGTCAAGGTCATTACAGAGGCGACCGTGTGGCTTCGAGACAGCCGTCATTAGTTCACTCCAGGCGGGTTCGTAGCCGACGTATTTGTTATTTTGCACCTTAAACCCAGGAATAGAGAGAACAGAATTAGCATAGGACACAGCCGTAGCACCAAGATTCTGAACCTCGCCAAAGACCGTGGAAGCCTTCAAGCCCTGCATCGCAATATTATCAAGCGCAGGAGCATACTGCTGGCCCAAGGAAATTTGCCTCGAGGTAGGATTGATGTAAGACGGATAGTAAACCCGCGGAACGATGGATGTAATCTCCATGAAATAACCATCATCATTAAAATGATAGTTACGACGACGAAAACGAGTGCCGCCAGAAAGCTGGCCAGAGAAAGCACCAAGCGGCGAGGAACTATCCTCGAAGCCCGTCGTCTGGTAAAGCGTATTAACGTTCATGTCGAAAGAATCACTGCCAAGGAAAGCCGGGCAGGTATTGTCCTGATTGAGTTTGACATCAAACTGAGACTCGTAGAAATCTGAGTTACGACCACCACCAGCGAAGGCAAGGTCCATGTAACGCTGCATACGAGATGCGAAAGTGATATTGCGCATCGACACGGTACTACCCGAAGTCGAAACATCGACAGCAGCGTCGGAGAAAGAAGAAGTCTTTAACCAAGCCTCGAGGTAGTAGGACGGAAAACCACGCTGAAAAAGAGACTGCCGTCCAGTGAAGAAGCTCCACGTGAACGCCTTAGAATCAACAGCATTCAGAGCAGTCTGGACATTCGTAGAATACGAGGCAGAATCATCCTCACGAATAGCCGGAGAAAAATTCGATTTGGTTTTGATGTTACGCAGATAAGTTTCCAGCTCGCTAACAGTCAAGTAGTAGGGATACTCCATCGCAGAATCGGACACAGTACCAGCCAAGGACGTAGGAACCAAGTCGTATTGCTGGTTGAGATAATAGTTGTAATAGATATCGATATAACCGATATACGGCGTAAGGTCGATAACACCCGTGACAATAGAACCCGGAGCTTCGCCCATATAATCGGCAAGAGAGCCGGGGCCGACGATATCACCGAGAGACTGAAGGGGCAGATTCGTTTGCAAATCAGAAACCAAAATCGAAATCTTAGCACCCGAAGGGTTGAGAATATCGAAAGGAACCGGAGGTGCCATCGAAGGCTTATAAACAGTATTCGGAGTATCAGTGACACCCTGAAAATTAAGCTGACGGTCGACATTATAAATTCGGTCGGGAATGAAAAAATACTCCTTCTTGACACATACATTGCCCATGAAAGGAGCCACAATCGGAAGAGCCTGCACACCTACGCCAGGCTGGAAGCTGAAATCATCACCAGCAATAACACGGGTCACATTGGTAGGAATCAGAGTACCCCAACTTGCGGAAGTGGGGTTACCGGAAAAAAGTTTAAACCGGGATTTCTTGTTTCGCTTACGCGAAAGAAACATCATTGCCATAAAATAGATTGTTTTATAAGTTGTTTTTTATAATTAGAATAAGTCGGATAAGTCCTCAAAACATATTCCCAAATAAGCTGCGGAATAAGAGAATCGTTGCGACAGCGAATCTGCTCCTTATCAAAACATGCCAGCTTATAATAACGAGGAATGCTGTAAGGATGATTGTCAATCAAGACAGAGAACCACTGTTTGCAACCAGTCATCATATATGCTCGAAGGGCGTCCTTCTCCGATTCTGACAATCGGCCAAACCCATGAGAGACATACAAACGACCATGTAAATCTAAAATTTCCTTCGGAACGTCATTCCAATGCACAGCAGACTTCTTTGTGATATACTTCATTGCATAGCGAACGCCACCGAAATGACGAAGAGGACTAACCCAAGCAAGGCCGAAGGACATCCAGTAATGACGAACACTCCACCAAGGCAGGGGGCATCCAAACATAATCGCATGGAGATGAAGTCGATGCTCAGAAGGAAGCCCACGCTGTTTTGCGCGCTTACCATCGGCAACCTCCAGTACAAAAAGATAAGGAAAAGAAACCTTGCGATAACAAAAGCGACCCGTATCAGGATTTCGATAACGGAGGGACGAATCCTTACGCATGCGGTCTATAAACCGACGAATAAAGGCGTAGGGCTCCTTGCAAAAGGCCTCATAAAATTCCGGTTTGAGAGTAAAGGTACAAAAATAGGAGTTTAAAAGGTTATGACCAAGACGCTTGTAGATGTTATAAGCGCGAACAAACCAGTGCTGCTGACGTTTCTTGATACACCGAACACACTTGCCACAGGGCACTTGAAGCTTATAATCCGACTGATTAGAGAACTGGGAAATCTCTACGCCAAGCTGGTCGGCAAGTTTAATGTAATGTGGATTCGTAACCCGCAAAGGCCTGTTACACATAACTCAAACAAACTAAAAATCAAGGTCTACAACTACAGGTGTCGTCCGCCGATTATTATGTTTTTGACCTTTGGACGGGGTTTTCCTTTTTTTCGGCCGCCGCGACGAGAGCGACCGAGAGGCAGTGCAAGAATCGAAGAAGCGAGCGTAAATGAAAAAGAAAAGGTCTGAGATGTTGAACTCATAGATGACACGGTTACACTCGGAGTCGAACAATCCTTGTTCGATGGTAAAATAAAATGGCACCCGAGCTGCGACAATAGAATCAACTGCGGTTTGGATTCGAACACGGTCTGCGAGGGCAAACCGAAAGGAGATGTAGCCACCGTCGACGACATAGTCGGAGCAAGCAGCGAAGAGTGTTTCCACGAAATGAGCTCGAGGTTCGAACTCGAAAGACTGTGAGAGGGTGTCCCAAGATTCGTTGTTAAGCATGATAGGTCACGAGATTTGATATTAGATTCAACCCGCACGGTATCACAATGAATACCGTGACGGAATACTTTTTGAGAATAACTGCACGATACAGTGAAGTAGGCAGCAAGAGCAGCGATTATAGACGCTATAAGCGTCCAAAAAGCTTTGTTGCGGTAGAATGGTGTTTTTTCCATAAAAAGCGATTTAATGAATAATTTAAGTGCCCTACGGGCAAATATAATGAATTTTTGCATCGATGCAAAGCGTTCCATTTTTCAAATGCAAGAAAATTGTTTTTTTTCAGACCAAAAGGTCAATTACTCGGAGAAATCGACGAATTAAAAAGACCTGAGAGGTATATAACGGGGGAGAAAGTAAGGACGCAAAACTGTGCCTGAGCTACTTAGCTCCGTCATCGCACGCACGCGAAGCGCGCGCGCGCGTTAACGGATGCAGACAAGCTCATGCACGGGGCTCCTAACTCTCTCCCCCGTACCCCCTCTCAGTCACCTAATGGAATTCGCTTCGCTCATAGATTTTTATAACTTTGAGAGAACCGATGCGGAACCTCGCGAGGGCGCTGTTTCC